AATGCTCATGCGCCTCGTATCATCACCCCACCGCGAAAGTCAAAACCGCCGCCCCGGTTTCCCAAGACGGCGGCTATGAATCCAACAATACCAACAGAGAATTATTTGGCTTTCGGAACTGGCTTTTCAGCCTTGGTATTCCGCCAGCGTTTGGAGCGTCCTTGGCGGGTGTCCACAAGCTCGATAGAGTCGAATTTGCATGCGGAACCTTTCAAGATTTCCTCCTTGAATGCGAGTCTTACGAGATCGGGAGCATCGACCAAAACAGCCTCCCTTTTGCTGCCCTTGAGTCCGATGAGAATTGCGTATGCTGACATAAAGTTTTGAATAGTTAGGATAAAGCCCGCCAGAGTCCGGTGACTCCAGCGGGCTGAGATGGATCAGGCGGAAACCATGCGGAGGATGCCTGTCGAGAGTGCGACCTGGTAGCCGTAAACCGACTCGATCACCCGATTGCGCACGCCGGTATCGTTAGAATACCAATCGCGCAGGCCAAGGGTCATGCCGCTTGGGTCAGTGAGACGCTCGGCACGATTGTAGGTGTTGCCCTCCTGCGGTTGCAGGTAGCGGAACGCGGATGCAAGACCCATGCCCGAGCTAGCGAAACCAACGAGGTTTTGACCGTTAGCGGGGATGAGGTTGCTCATGATGAGCTTGAAGCCCATCAAGGTTGGAACCTTGCCGTTGCGGATCGCGTCGATACTGCCGAATGCGTCAGCGGCTTGGATAGCACCGTCTTTCAAGAGCGCATTGTAGTAAGCAGCGGAGAGCACTAAGTAGCGGTCCTCGTCGCCCCAGTTGGCAACGTCGGCAGCGTTTTTAATATCTGCTACATCGTCCGCGTCGAAGGTGGATGCGAGGCCAGTGAAGGCGGCGGCACCGAAGTTAGCGGCGGTAATCGGCGAGAGGATATCGCCAAGGATGCCAGCGGCGAGCGCGTGACCTTTGCGGCGACCGAAAACCTCAAGGTTCACAACCGAGCTTTGGGCAATCGATGTGTCGTCCAGGCTCCAAGAAACGTATTTCGGTTGGCCGAGCGAGATCTCGATAGCGTCGGAATCCGCGTCTTGGATTGCATATGCGCCGTGGGTGACTTTGGTCTGGGTGGCATCAATCGCGGTGTTGTCGCGAAGGATGGAAATTTTATCTCCTTTCTTGGCCGCGTCTGCCGAGAAATCGGTAGCGAGTGCCATGATTGGAGCGATGCCGGAGATGAAGCCGGAAAGAACATTGGACGAGATGATGTCGTCGTTGACGCCTGTGACGGAGTTAGGCATATGGGTAGGTGATTAGATGGTTTGGAGATTAGCCTTTCGCTAGCGCTAGTTGACGGATTTCAACTGCGTGCTTGGCGAGGAAGTTGCGTTTTTCGACACCCTCAAGTGCTTCGTATTGCGTGAGGGCATCGGTTGGGGTGTTGTTGCCCTGCTCAATATTGAGCGGCTCGGGCTGCCCGATAGATGCCAGCGCCTGGGTAGCGAGTTGGCCGGCGGATGTTTTGGCGGCTTCGATTTCCAGATCCTTTGCGGCGAGTTCAGCGGATGCGGTCACAAGTGCGGCGTCGAGATCAGCCTTGGCGGTGGTGAGTTCCGAAACCTCGGATTGCAGCGATGCGTTAACCTCTACCAGTCCGGTCAGCTCGACGATGCGAGCTTGCGCGGTGGTCAGGTCGTTGCGGAGGGAATCGTTTTCAGCGAAGGATGCTTCCAGCTTGGAAACCTCATCGTTGCCGGGAAATAGTTTTGAGAGGATGCTCATGGCCTCTGCTTTCGGTTTTGCCCCGCGAATGTCAAATACCTCGTTTGCGAAGCCGAGGTCGACCGCTTGCTTGGCAGTCATCCAAGTTTCTACCTTCATCATGGCGCGGATTTCATCCAGCGGCTTGCCCGTGCGGTTAACGTAGGTCTGCGCGATGTCAGCAGATAGCCCGTCGAGGAGGTCGGCGGCCTTGCGGTGGGCGTCAGCGTTTCCATGGACGCCATTCGATGCGTCATGGATCATCATGCGGGCGTGTGGCACCATGCGGACCACATCGCAGGCCATGCAGATCACGCTGGCCATAGAAGCGGCCATACCCGTCACGGTGGCGGTGACTATGACGCCACGATCCCGCAGGGACATGATCTCTTGGTAGATGTTGTATCCGTCGAAGATGCTGCCGCCGGGGGAGTTGATCTCGATTTCCAGCGTATCCACGGCGTTCTCCGCACAATTCGTGATCGCGCCAAAGTCTGCGCCCTCTGCTGCCGCCTTTGCGCCGAAAAGTTTGCCGATGTCCTCGGTTAGCTTTTCAACGGACCAAGGCATGATCGCGTCAGTCAGCTTGACCTTGCCCGCTTTGTTTTCAGTCTGAATCAGGTTCATCGTTTTGAGTGGTTTGGGGTTCAGGCGCTTCCTTCTCGGATTGTTCGCCCATCTCGTTTGCGGTTTGCATGAACATCTCGCGAGGTTCCACGGTGATTTCTGCGCCGTGTTTCGCGTTGAGCTCGTCGGAAATGCTCTGAGCTTTCCATTTACGCAGCCACACCGAGCGGGCGCGTTGGTCTAGAAATTCGTCCTCGGTTAGCCCGCGAGCGCCAAGCACTTCGCCGAGGTTGCGCGAGCCGGTCACGAGTTCATCGAGTTCCATCTTGGATTCCCGGCCATCGTCAACGGTTAGTCGTGGCGGATAGGAAAAGCTCCATGCGGTCGGGTTTTGCAGCGCGGGGAATCTACCAGACTCCGCGAAAACCGAGTAGGCCCACGCGAACGCACGCTTGGCACCATACCAGAGTTGACCTTGGCGCTTGGTGACGAAACGGCGGCACTTGAGCACCTCGCCACGCTCTGCGGTGCCTTGGCCTGCGCCTTTCCAGACGGAGTAGGACCAGACGGAAATGACGGCATCACGAACGATGCGGTCTTGGAACGAATCCCAAATTGGGCCGGGGTTGTCGTGCTTGATCTGCTCGATGCGCTGGTTGCCCTCGGCGGGGAGATACATCACGCCGCCGGGGAATGCTTTGCTTGAGAAACCGGATTCTAACGACACATCGCCTGTCAGGCCATTGATCGGGTCGTCTAGATCGGGGCCACCGCTGTCGTTGAAAATCGTCAGGTGAAGCCGGGATATGATTTGTTGGCGGATCCGCTCGTCCTCGGTGGAGAAGAGCGACATTTTCAGAGACTCAAGCGCATGCGTGAAGGCTGGTAGTCCGCGCCCCTGCTCGCAGTGCGTCGGGTCGAAAAGATGGATCACTTCGGCGGCGGGAACATCCTTGAAAACAGGTTGACCCATCGCCCCGACGTTGAAGCGGTAGCCGGCGGGACGACCGCTGCGGTAGTAGATGATCCCATCGTTGATGCGGTAGCCTTTAAACGGCCCCTCGTCGCCTACGATGCCGTCGCTGGAGTGGGCGGAATAACAGCGATGTGATGGGATGAGCTGAATCCGGGGAAACCCGTCGTCACCCTTGACCATCAGCCAGAAAATCTCTCCGTCGCGGTCGATTGATACGCTGGAAAGCTCCAACATTTTCCACCAATCAAAGATGCCGCCGCGTGTGTCGCATTGGGGATACCAAACATCAGCCATGAATTTGGAGATGGCTTTGCCCGCGTCCGCGTCGGGTCCGATGTAGGAAGGAATCCACGCCTCACCCGTGGCGAAATCCGCTTTTTGGAGGATACATGCACGCGGCACACCCATATTCATGAACAGCCGATTTGATAGGCTGCAAAGCGTCCTGCGGTCATGCGACGGAATCAGTTTGTCGATATCATCATTCCTCACCTGGTGCTGTGGGCCGCGCCGATTAGAACGGTCGGCAGCATGCGCGAAAGTGTAGGGTTGCCCGAATTCGTTAAGGATGGCCATGGTTAGAACGTGGAAATCTGGGTTGCGGAAATCGGGCTTCCGCGATCAATGCATGCGACAACCCAGCGCAGGAGTTGCAGTCGCTTCCCGTTAGTCATCTCGGATTGCGAGGAGAATGTTTGCCCGTTGACCGTTGCACTTGTGATTCGGGCGGATGCGTTGGGGTCAGTGGCAATCAGGACGGCCAGCGTCGAGAACTCGCCCCGGATTTTAGCACATGCAGCAGCATCGCTCGATATGGCGGAGTAGATGGTGTTCCCAAGGCTGGCGACGTTCACGGGCTTGCAATCCCCACCGTGACGCGAATGTCAAAGTGAGCATTAATCGGAAACCGGGGCGAACACGCGATACATGAGCGCAGCGGCGAGCGAATACACCTCCGCGTCTCTCAAATGGTTAGCCCCGACCCGCGTCCACTCCTCAACATCGCGCCCACGGGTGTCTTTTTTTGTCATTAAACGTTCGCCGTTGAGGTGCTTTGCGTAGGTTGGAGGGGCGTCGTCGTAGGCCAGCCACTCCGCGCCTTGCCCGTCGATGAGGCGTTGCAGGATGTATTGGAGTTGCGTGGTCGAGACGTGCCAGCATTTCGCCCGTGCTCCGTTTTTCGCCTTTGCGTGCCATGGCCGGGAGTAAAGCCGGGTTTCTTTTTGCCCGCGTTTTGGTCCTGCTTTTATCTCCCATTCCCACCCGCTCTTTCGGTTGCCGTCGCCCTTGATACCTTGCCAGCCGTAGGTCGTTATAATGCCAGCCATGCGTTCTTGGTCGAATCCAACATCGAGGAACGTTAGCTCTTGGAGCACTCCATACATCACGCGCTTTTCCTCGCATGCCGCCTCGGTGGGTTCATACCCGCAATACAGCAACCGGGAATCGCCGCCCTCTGCCCATGCGCGGATTGCCATCCAGAAGTGATCACCGCCCGCGTCAATAGTGCAAAAGCGCATCTTCTCGTTGTCGATTTTCCGCGCTTCCTCGTAGTCGGAGCGGGTGTAGCCGGATTGCCGGATCGTGATTGTCTTCACGCCTTGGGATTCGTTCCAGCCGATAGCCCGCCGCTTCTGAAACCACTGCTTGAGCTGGGTGTGGTCGCCAATCGCCATTTGTCGGTCGGCGACGATCTTTTGTAAAACATCCTCTGCCCATGGAATCCACCAGATCCCGCCGGCGTCGAGGTGGAAACCCTCGTAGCCGCGCAGCCCGTTGTCATCGGTCAGTAGGTATCCGTCGTTCTCCTGGTAGGAGTCATGCAGCAAGCGGCGGTTGGCTGGCGTGTCGGCAAACTCCGCTTTGCAATCCTCATTCGGGCAGATCCGGCGCACGGTGTCGGCGGTCGCCTGGTCGTCGGGGGTGCCGTTCTCGCGCTTGATTTCGTCCCATGCGAGTTGCTCAAATTTGAACGAGTGGACGCTCTGGCACGATGGGCATTGCCACGCAAAATCCCACTTGCGGCATTTATCGTGTTCAAGGTGGAGTTCTGAAGTTTGCCCGATGCCGTCCTCGGTGGCGATTTCCCCCGCTTGGGATGCTAGGACAAACTTCCGGTTCTCGCGGTTGTGGGATCGCCCGAGCCACTCGCGCACCATGCCGTGCTTCCATTTCCATGCCTCGTCCCCGAGTCCAAAGGTAATGGATTTTTCTTGGAAGTTGCTCATGTTCGCCCCGCCGAAAAGCTGGAACATGTGCGGCCAGACGATGGCGTCTTTGCGCACCGAGTTTCTGAGTTGCGACGGCCAAAGCGGCTTGATCGGTTCACATCCGCGGAGTGATTTGATGAGTCGGGTTTCAGCCCATAGCTGAGCGTCGGAGTCGGTCTGTGAGGCGTAGAGCGTAGAGCCGGGGGACTCGGAGACGATCCAACAGGTGATCGCCTCAAAGAACGTCGATTTGCCTGCGCCCGTCGGAAACAGCAGAACCATGTGGCGGGTCACATAGTCGCCCATGCAGCCCATCGGCTTGACCAGCCACCGGGTTTGCGACGGGTCGAACATGCCCGAGCGTTCCGAGTTTTCGACCGGGACATGCAACGCTGCCCATTCCGCCGGGTGGAGGTCGGATGGGGGAGAGACGGCGGTTCGAAATTCTGCGCTCATTGCTCGGGATGCTCTGCCCAAAATTGAGAAAGCCCATCCGCCAGTTGACCTTGGATGGCTCGGATTCGTTCTTTGACTAACGGGCGGGAACGCTCAAGCGGTAGCCCAAGGCAGAGTTGCGGAAGCTCTGACTCCATGACGCGGAGGGCGGCTGAGACGGCGGCACCGATGCGGATATCTCGTTGCCCAACCTCATCGCGGGAGAGCAGTTGATTCATTTCCTTGCGCACGGCGGCGGCGAGCTTTAGCCCTTCCAGCTGTCGCTTGAGCGTGGTAGCTTCCGCAACCGAAATCCCCTTCGCCATCAACGCCCGCTCGATTTCGTCCAGCGTCATCTCTGCCGATGGTCCCGGTTTCGATGGCGCGGAATACTCCGACCGGGAATCGACGCGGGGAGGGATTCCCGCCTTGAATTTGCGGAGCGCCTTGATGTCGTGCGCGTCGATCCCGGCCTTTTTTGCCTCGTTGATCTGCCCCAGGGACATGCCCAATTCAGCCGCGATGACCCGAACGGTTTTCTGTTTTTTCGCTGCCATTTTTTAAGTTGTTGATCGTTACGGTGTTACGGGCTGGGAATGGTAGGGACATCCCGCGCGA